GCAATAGACTCAGCATAGCCAAGTGCATCACGATGATAAGCGAAAACAGTTCGATCATTTGAACCATCTTTTGCTAAACCACCCTCGTCACGATCACCCATGACGATGATGTCAAAGCCCAAGAACGTGTTGATCTCACCGCGAACTAATGCTTGAACAGAGTTGAAGTCTGTACTTGTTACTTGAGTTGTGCCAAGTAATGAGTCCAACTGCTCTGCGTGCATGACAAGTGTACGACCTTCTGCTGGCACATTCTTGGTATTCAAGATGCGTGCAGTCTCTCGTAGCTTCTCGATGTTCATATCTGTATTCGATCCACCAATGCTGTTAGCAACAGTACCTGTGCTGGTTGCAGCAGTAAGAGCATCGAGACAAACTTGATCTGAACGTCTTGCGATAGACTTAGAAACAACTTCTACCAACTCTCTACGCTCATCAAAATTAACGTGTGATTGCTGGAAAATGTCACTGTACTCTGCCGCGATGAAATCGGACATTGTTGCAGTCACTTGTGAATAAGTCACATTTAGAGGTGTGATGTCTGTTTGTGGGACACGAACAGTTGCTACACCTTTACCGATTTTAGGGAACTTTACAGTGTTACCCTGAACACCAGTACGCGAACGCATTGTTCCACGCAATAGTGCCTCTGATTGATACGCTTGCTTTACCTCACTTTCAAACAGGTCAACAAACGCTGTAGTAATACTTTGCGCCATAACGCATCTCCTATAGTAAAAAGATTAACGATGTAACGCGATTTGTTATCCTGTTGAGGGCAATTCGCTTGCATGGAAAGGCCACGCCACCTATGGTTTCACCACATAGTCGGGCCACAAGGGTTAGCCAACAAGCGAATGCTATCTAATTTTTAACCTGGTTGCAAATTATACTTGCGATTCCATCCACAGTTTTTCAATCCTGCTGCGCCAGGCTGGATCAGTTTGCCATCGCGGATCATTGATATGGCTCTCAAGTTCTTCCCTGGTGATGTTTGGCATCTGCGGTTGCGGTCTAGCAGGTATACCCTCATTGGTGATCGACTGGTGATACTTCAAGAACGCATTGATTGAATCTGCTGTTGTCAGATTATTCGCTATCGCTTCTCGCTCTGCGTCTGATAGGGGGGCTTTCATCAAAAGACGATCAGCCATCTCTATTTTTTGTTGAGCATTTTCACCCAGCTTTTGTATTTCCGCGTTGCGGTCATACTCCATTCGTTCAGTTTCAGCTCCATAGAAATCCATATATTGCTGAACCATTCCCTCAAAGGCTGACTGGCTGATGCCATTGTCTTTAGCCCATTCTGAAAACGAATTGAGCATAGGATCATCTGCTTCGATGCCCAGTTCTGTAAACGTGCTAGTGTCATAATCTCCCTCTGGTGCTTTGTGTTTGCCAGACTTGAACTTCTTTTCAAGCTCGGCATAAGATTTAGCCAGTTTCTCAACGTCAGGGCCATCATCATCCCAGAACTTTTCTGGGTAGTATTCAGGCCGTTCGATTGGATCATCATCTATCTCTTGGTCTGTAGTCGTTAAAGGATCAGGTTCTGATTCCTCATGGACTGCAATCGGTTGTTCTACCTGGGTTTCTGGTGTTTCTTCTGATGCGCGACTTGGATCAATGATCGGTGCATCGTTCTCTACTTCTGTTTCTACTGCTGCGTTTTCGTCAGACATTTTCACTCCTTTCTAATCGTTTCTGTATCATTCTCACCATATCGGCCATGCCCTCTCGAACATAACCATATGAAGCATCCTCGCCTGGATACCAGCTAGGAAGCTCTATTGTGATTGATTTCATATGCGATAAGACTCTCTGGCCTTCTTCACTTTTGAATACTTTGGCATAAAGAATATCAGTATCATCTGCCTTTACGCCTTCATTAGGTTGTGGATCGAAATAATCCCAGTCATCATTCGTCATACAATTTCCTCAGTTGGTTGGACTTGTTCCTGCATTTGCGCTTGCATTTGAGCCTGTTGCATCTGTTGCAGTATCATCTGCACTTCTTCTGGACTGTTCAGGACATTCTGGTCGATCCCTAGTCGCTGCGCGATAAACTCTAGTATTCTTGGAATGGACAATGTTGCCTGGCCTTGTGCGCCCATCTGACCTGCAATCTGCACATACTGCATCAGGTCATTCACCTCTTGCAGTTTCTGTGCTTGAGCTAGTGGACTTACTGCTGCCAGCTTTATTTCTTGCCCATTGATCTTGGCTGGGAAGTCCACAACACCCTGCTGATCGAGAACGAACATGATTCGAGATACAATCGGTAGCATTGTCTCAGTAATCAATCGACCAAACGCTGAACCCAGATTAGTGGCAAGTTCTCTGGTACGCTCGGCAATCTCTGTAGCTGATCGTGCGCTCATGTTATCTGGTGGTAATGTGTCATCCATCATGATCTTTTTGATATTCATGCGTAGATCATTGATAACGATCTGACTGACGTTGAAGTCACCTGCTCTTGGTAGTGGTGCAAGTGAAGCCCCTTGTGGGCCACCATTACGGGCAACTGCGATGACAGAACCTGGTTGTATCTTGATATTCTGCGGATTGAGAACACCATCATCTGCTGCGGTATAAACACCTGCAATCGCAAGGCTCGCGTTCTTCAGCAATAACTCAAGTGTTTTGTTCAGTGTTTTGATGTCGTTGATTGCTGTTACAAGTGGCCCACGACCATAGACTTCTCCAGCAACTTTCATGTATCGAGCAACAACAAATGGATTCGAGCGCATTTCTGTATGTGCTATCTCAACACGCTTTGCTGGCCAGACCACATGGTAATGGAATCTGCCAGTCTCATGGTCATAGATCACCGCATCAAACAAATCAATCTCTTGCTGTGGGTTGCGCTGGATTGCCTCATCGAGTTCAGTGCTTTTGACGTTCTTGAACTCACGCGGTATGGCCTCTGCTTTCATGCGAACCTTGCGGAATATTGTATCTACTGTGCCATCAATACTTTCTTCAATCGCAACTAGATACTGCGGTATCGCTGTAAACTTCACTGGTGCAGTCTCATCGCCTGGTGTAATCATCATAACGGCTGTGCCAACTGCTAGGTCAAGCAAGAACTCACCCATCACCAGATCAAATGATGTCTGGCGTAGAGAGTCAAACATGATGTTTGTGTATGAATCTAAGGTTTCTTGGGCCTGAATCCTGATTTCTTCTGGAACACCAGTACCAGGCTCTAATCGACACCACTTCTTGGCAGGTGGGAACAAGCCAGCCTGTATTCTATTTGCGAAGCGTTGAGTCGAATGAATTGCTGTTGAATCAAAAACTCTGACTGTCTTACCCTTACCAGCTACCTTGCCCTCATAGTATCCAGAATACAAGTTACGCTGCGGTAAAGCATACTCATAGCAATCCTCATAGATTGATCGGAATTCATCTTTGCGCGTTTGTGCTTTCGCCTCGCGCTCTAATAACGTGTTTACATTTAGTCTAGGCATTATCTGTTCCCTATGATTTCTGGATAGAATATCTTTCTATCTTGTTCGGCTTGCTTGGGATTGTCATATCCAACCAATCTACCAGCCTTAATGTCAGGCAAATACTTTTTGATAATAGCCTGTCCGTCTGTCATCACCTTGCCAGTCTCAGGATTGAACGATGGTAACAAATACTCCTTGCCCTGATACTCCAATCCAATAATACGCATGGTTGTTGTTTGTCCATTCTCAGTGACAGCCTTCCCAGACCTGACGACCTTATCGTGAAAATTTTTGAAAAACGCCTTGTTTGCTGGGTGCTTTAGACTTTTCTTCTGCATCAATATCTTTTCCGCCATTATGCTTTCGCCTTTAGTCGTTTGGATATATTACGCGCTTTCGATCTAGCATCGGCTTTCGATGATGCACCCCACGCTCTCAGTGATAACAGTAATCGTGTTGGCCTACCCTTTGAGTCACGTTCTGGCCCTGGGTTGCCAGCCATCCGAGCAAGAAAAGAGGCACGCCTGGGATTGTCTCCAGACTTTACAGGGGGCTTTAAGTTCGATCCTTGAGTGCGTTTAAAAAACGCTCGCCCTGCTGCGTTCAGACCACCTTTCGGGTTCTGATACTTCTTGGCTGGCATTAGCCTCTCGCTAGTCCTGTGCGTCTTGCTCGGACACGCCCATATGGTTGTGTTCGCATCCTTTCGGTTTCTGATCTAATCGCCTTGATCTCTTTATCACGATCAAAGAGTTGTTGACCATAATCTGTTAAAAATAATTCTACTGGCTCTGACTCTCGACCACCAACAAACGGGCCACCTGTTCTTGGCGAACGGCCTCTCGCTGCCCTAGATGTCGGGCCAAAAGGATCAGTTGCTAATCCGACTATTGGTGTGCCAGGCTTTCGAGTAGTGAACATACGATCAAAGTCATCACCGCTAATATCATAGGCTTCTTGAATCGCTCTTGCTTGCTGTAGTAGAGGCTGGTTTTGTTCCTGACCCATAGCTACTCTGAGCATCACACTCCTTCTGCTCGGTGGTATCATGTTAGCTACCTAGCTTGGTGTTATCTTCATCCATAGATCGGTCACCCATCAGTAATCGTATCCCACCAGTTCTACGGGTTTTCTTTCGCGCTGCGATTTGCTTGGCTGCATCTCGCTCTTGTGCCAAAGCTCTTTCTTCCGCACGCTTTTGTGCGTCTAATGTTTCCTGTGGAACTTTAGGCATCTTCGGTTTACTTAGTATACCGCCCATATCATCTCCTAAACATCATGTAGTAGTCGTGACCCTCTGGGCCGTATTTTGTCATGACACATTCTACATTGAAGCCTAATGCCTTTGCAAAGCGAAATGCTTGCAGATTATTCACATTCACTGTTACTTGCAACCGCCAAAGGTCTAGCTCGGTGATTGTCTCACTGATGATCTTCTTGGATGCTCGAACAACCGCTATCGGACTGTCACTAATATGAACTGATGGGATCATCCACATCTCACCTACACCTGGCCACAGCATAGATATTCCGAAGATACAGACGATCTTGTTATAGACGATGCCAGTCCATGAATGGTCAGGATCAGCACCATTGGCGATGTGGTCTATGTAATCTGGGAAGGCATTGAGATATTCGCGCTCGAACCCTTTGAGTTCGATCTGATACATATGTGATCTTTGGAATGGTACGATTTGCTTGCCAACACCCAGGTTGGCTGTAGCCAGTCGGATCAAAGCTCATTACCCCAACAGTCCCAACCATCTACTTTTTGCCTAGCAAACAATTCTATTCGTGGCAAGTCGCCAACAAGTTCTATAATCAAGTTTCTAAATTCATCAGGCTTCTTTGAATGTTCTTCTATTGGGAACATTTGAAGTTGTCTGACAGAACTAGACAATCTTTTTATTCTGCCTTTGGTAGCCAAAATACATATTTCAGGATTTGCCCTAGTCCATCTACCCAAACCCATGAAAAAACCTGGAGACTTTTTATTTTGCTTACACCAAACAAAAGCTGTTGACTTGTACTCAAATCCCCACGAATTAACCACTTGCATAAATTCATTAAGTTTTGGCAGAGTTACCCACATAAACAAAATACAATTATCATCTGCTATTTCCTTAACTGGAAGATTGCAAATATCCGTTACATTCATTACTGAATAATGGTCAGTAACTGAACTGTTCATCATTTTCCCTTGATAAGACCAAGCAGGATCAGCATAGATAATGTTGTATTTTTTGTCTGGAAACGGAATCATATGATCTCAAAGTCAGTATTGGCGGTATATGTTTTGCCAGATACACCATAGCTACCGCGTCTTAGTTTACGATGCTCACCACCGCCCAGCATCAGGTAGCCAAAAGCATCACCACAGTGTGAATGTTCATTCTTGACTGGTGTATCTTTGAATCGTTCTTGACCAGCCCCAAGCGATTGACGCTTGAAGAAGTAACCACCTGACAGACTCTTACGCAAGCGTAGGCATTTTTTATCGACTTTCAGCCCTGGCTTGCCATTCACCAGCCGACACATTGGACTGGCGGCTGCTTCGCGTCTGACTCCAAAAGCATTGGAATCTGTTGGTTGTGCCTTGAACCCTAGCGATCTTAGATGGTCAAATGCAGTTACCTCATAGATTTCATCACGCTTGTTACCAGCAGGATCACCCCATAGCAATATCTCTGACTTCGGGAACTTCTCTGCAATCTTAGCCAACAACTCCTGACCGAAACGCTCCAAGCCCATATCGAATGTGACAAGCTCATCGAGTACACGCCATTGACCGCCATGAGTACGCTGCCCGAATATCGCGGCTGGTGTCAAACCAAAGTCAACGCCAACTTGCACTGGGTAGTATGGATCATACTCACAATCACCTGACATCAACTCATCGTCATATTCAGGCCATACTGGTCTGCCCTCTTGCACAAAGGTAAACATGCCCTGCGCGTAACATCGTATCCAGTCTAGGTTCTTACCACCCAGTAGCTGCTCATAGTAGCCTGGTGGCAGGTTGTTTGTGTTCTCGGCATTCGGGTTGACCATCCACCACTTACCAGCACTGAACAGGAATCCGTTTGCTTCCGGGTTCTCTGGCAGGTCATCCTTCTTGACAGGTAATACACCGCCTGGTTGTCGGAAAAACTCCCACCCATACTTACCAATGATCGGATTTTTTTCTGATACGTCATGCCACCAGTGATCGTTATCAGGTGGGTTGGTATCCATCCAGATGCCATGCCAAGTTGCACCACCATCCATTTTGGTTGGGTAGCGACCAACACGATGAGTAAGACCATCAATAACTGCTTTGGGCAGCTCTCTTGCCTCGTTACACCACGCGCCCGTGATTTCTAAGGATAATAATTTTCTGACTGATTGAGGTGTGTCTAACGCCAGGAATATGACTTCACAGTCTATTCCTGCCGCGTCACCCCTTGTGGGTAGCTTGAGGTGATGAGTAATGGGCGGCTGCCAACGCATACCGCCCCAAGTTGCCTCAGGAAACAACTCCTGCCAGGTCTTGATAGTTGTGGTTCTTAGTTCTGGATAAGTATTACGCACGACCACAAAGCGCGTGTATCTGACTCCATCTCTTGGGCTGGGCTTTTGCCGTACCGCACGCAACATAATCTCTGCCGCACAGCCATAGGACTTGCCTGATCCAACTGGCCCCATCAATCCTCGAACAAACGAATCGCTGTTCAGGAACTTCCATACAGTCGGACTTTGCGAGAAGTCCAAATCAAGTGCTGGTAGATCGCTCATATTCTTTGATTGTATTTCCTATTCTGTGTGCTATTTGCGGAACGATAGCGTTGCCTAGTCCTTTAATTCTGTCCACCCTTCTGGGTATCCCATCAACCACTCGACCCACTCTGGGTTCAACTTCCCAGTAGGTTTTTGCTGGTCTTTCACCTCTGCACAAAGATAATGCCTGTCTTTCATATGTTTGTGACTTTTGCTCCCAACTGGCCCTGAATCCTTGTACTCGCTGGCTCTCGGTGTCGGCCATAGTCTCACTGAATCCGCCAGGTTGGCCCCGAAGTTCAGGTCTGGGTTGGTCTGGCTGGTGCGTCTGCCCTGCTCGTTCAGCTTCCTCGTCCCACCCGTGCCGTCCGATGCTCTCGGTGTCGGCCACCAACTCCCCCTGTCTCTGTCCCTCATGGATGGGGCCATCTGATTCCCCTTCGCTGTTGGTGTGTGCAATAATCCAGATTCTGTCTCTTTTGTGGTGGGCATCGACACCGCAAGCTGGAACAACAAACGCCCTTGTGGCGTAGCCTTCGGCTTCCAAGTCAGCAAGCACTTGGTCGAGTCCCAATGCGATGTGCCCATAAACATTCTCGAAAACGCACCAAGCGGGTCTTTTGGATGCAACAATTTTGCGGATGTACGGCCAGATGTGGCGGTCATCTTCTGCGCCTTTTTGCTTCCCAGCGACACTGAATGGTTGGCATGGGTATCCTGCTGTGAGGATGTCGCAGTCTGGAACATATCTTCTTGGCTCACTCGCTAACTCCTTTACATCTTCTGTGATAGGCACATCAGGCCAATGTTGTTTTAATATTTTTCTGCACCAAACATCAGTATCGCAGAACATGACTGGTTCAGATAATCCTGCCCATTCAAAGCCGAGCGCAAAACCACCAATGCCGCTACATAAGTCAACGTGCCTCATCAATCACCCCACGTTGCAAATACTGTTACACCAGCCTCAAGCGCATAGTTCTTGGTTGCTATCACCTCATAGACTTGGCTGTCATCTTCATACAACACGCCATTCATGCCATCCATGATCGTTTTGGCGATAT